GATCCTGTTGCAATTGCTCTTATTGATGAACAGGTTGAGAACTATGTGAGGGACCATGAGTCTGAACAGTCTCTAAATGATCCTGAGCATGGGCCACTCATCATGAAGATCTCTGATCAGAAGAATGGTCTTGTGAAACAGTGGCACAACTTCTGCAACTTAGATTATCAAGGAGATTGGAGACCATTAAATCAAAAGCTTCTATTTTCCAATCAGGAAGCAAAGAGATCTGACTACTGCTCCAAAAAGCTTGACTATCCACTTCAGGAACAGGAAACGCCATACTATGACAAGCTTTGTGAGACATTATATTTGCCAACAGAGCGTGAGAAATGGGAGTGGTACATTGGTTGTGCAATTGCTGGAGATCAGGAGAAGATCCAGAAAATGCTTGTCTTTTATGGTCTTCCTGGAACAGGCAAATCTACCATTATTGGAAAGGTAATTGTACAGAATATTTTTGAGGGAACGAACTCTGGATATTGCACAAAGTTTGAGGCAAATGATCTTTGTGGAAGAGATACATTTGGAACGCAGTTCTTGGAGAATGATTGTGTTCTTGCATATGACGATGATGCAGAGATGAACATGATCACCTCTAAGACAACACTCAATAAAATTATATCCCATGAGGCGCTTACTGTTAATCCAAAGTTTGGAAAGAAGTTTTCCATCACACCAAATTGTCTTTTGATTGTAGGAAGTAACGAACCTGTTCAGCTTTCTCCAAACTCTGGAATGAATAGAAGACTTATTGATGTAAGACCCACTGGTAGTAAGCTTTCTTCTTCTGAGTATGAAGAGTGTATTGCAAATATTCCATTTGAGAAAAGTGGCATTGCATACAGGTGTCTTCAAACTTATAAGAAACTTGGAAGACATTACTACGACAATTATATTGCCGAGGACATGCTCAACAGGACATCTCCCTTTCAGAACTTTGTACAGGAAAACTACTTGGCTTTAAAAGATGGTTGTTCTCTTGCTGCTGCCTACAAGCTTTATACAGACTATGCACAAGAGTGTAACTTTAAGAATGTACTGGTTCGTTACAAGTTTAGAGATACGCTCAAATTATATTTTAAGTCTTATGATGATAAGAAGTTCTCAGGATTTAAGTATGACAGAATTGGTATGACAGATCCCGACGCTCCATCAACCGATGACAAGGATGGGAAGAAGGAGGCATTAAGTACCTGGATTGCATTAAATAAACAGACTTCTATCTTTGATAAGACTTATGCCGACTGTCTTGCCCAGTACGAACAAGATGATAAGGAGCATCCTCTTCGTTATGCTTGGAGTAATTGTAAGACCACTCTTAAAGATCTAGACACTTCAAAGACTCATTATGTAAAAGGCCCTGACAATCTTATATTTTTGGACTTTGATAAGAAGGGACCAGATGGAGAGAAAGATCTTGAAGAAAACTTAAGAATGGCATCTAAGTTTCCAAGAACTTATGCAGAGGTATCGAAGTCTGGTGGTGGTGTGCATCTGTTTTATATTTATACAGGAGGTGATCCAGATAAGCTTTCCAGAATACTAGAAGACAACGTTGAGATAAAGGTTCCAAAAGGAGGGACAAGTATCAGAAGGAAACTTACACTTTGCAATGATTTACCAATTGCTGAGATAAGTTCTGGACTTCCGTTAAAGGAGGAGAAGACGAAAGACATGGTGGACTGGGAAGGATTTAAAAGTGAGAAGACACTGCGAAAGTTCATTTACAATTGCATCCAGAAGAAGCACCATGGTTATACTCGTCCCGAAGTGAACTTTATCTATCAGGCTCTTGAGGGTGCTTACAAAGAAGGATTCACCTACGATGTAAGAGATCTTCAGAATGATATTTTTGGTTTTGCATCCAACTCTACCAACTCCGCTCAGTATTGTATGGAGCTTGTAGGAAGGATGCATTTTTGTTCTAAAGATGTTAATGAGAAAGAGAATATTGAAACAGAAGAGTATAAGACAGCTCCAATTATATTTTTGGATTGTGAGATTGCTCCTTCTGCAAAACAGGCTCTTGAAGCAGGCACCAAATTATATCCCGATTGCCCAGAAGATACACCTGCACTGTTCTTAATTGAGTGGAAGTACCAAGGTGATGATGACGTAAAAGCCATGTTAAATCCTACGGCTAGTGAAGTTGAAAAATTATTCAATTATAGAATCATTGCATTTAATGGAATTTCTTATGACTCCAATATGCTTTATGCCGCTGCTCAAGGTTATACACCAGAGGAACTTTACAATTTAAGTCAGAAACTTACCGACAGAAACAAGGAGGTTCAGAACAGAGCAAAGTTTACTCAGGCAAGACATCTCTTTTATGCAGATCCTTATGAATATTCTACAGAAAAGATGAGTCTTAAGAAATGGGAAATTAAGCTAGGAATCACACATTTGGAATGGGATAGAGATTGGACACAGCCAGTTCCGAAAGCTCTGTGGGATAAGTTCAAAGAGTATTGTAAGAATGATGCAGTCTCTCTTGAGAAAGTATTTGATGCAACTCATAACGAATTTGTTGCAAAAGAGATGCTTGTTGATTTGGTACCAGGATCTACAATGATTGATTCAACAAATAGCATTTCTACAAAGTTTGTTAAAGGTGATGCTGACCATCTTGAACTTGTTTATACAGACTTTACAACCGGTAAGCAATATGGTGATGGAGTTCCGTATCAAATGCCAATTATATCGAAAGAGGAGTACGATAAGATTGGAGATGATTGGACAGGTGTTACACCAATTAATACCAATCAGTTTCCAGGCTATCATCTTGTTGACATTGGTGATCCAAAAGGTCCACATAACTTTTTCCGAGGAATCGATATTGGAAGAGGAGGTTATGTCTACTCCAATCCTGGGATTTATGGTCGGGCAGTAACAGAGGATAGTGCATCACATCATCCAAGTTCTATTGAGCAGTTAAATCTATTTGGAAAGCAGACAAAAAGATATTCTGATTTGAAGAAAGCAAGATATGCAATTAAACATAAAGACTTTGATACTGTAAGAACTATGTTTGATGGTATTTTAGCAAAGTATTTTACAGGATCTGAAGATCAGTTAAAAGCTAATGCAAAAGCAATCTCTACAGCATTTAAGTTGGTGCTCAATGCTTTCTATGGAATGACAAGTTCTCCGCATGACTATTTTGAAGCAAAGGACCCTCGCAATATTAATAACATTGTTGCACTGCGTGGTGCAATGGTTCTTAAGATTATTCAGGATGAAGTAGAGTCTCAAGACTTCAAGGTTATTCATATAAAAACTGATAGTATCAAGATTGAGAATCCTACTGATGAAATATTGGATTATGTTGTTAAGCGTGGTAAGGATTACGGTTATACATTTGAAGTCGAACATACTTGGAATAGAATTTGTCTTATTGATGATGCACAGTTTATCGGTCTGCATGACTATGACGATCCTGAAAGCCCATTTGAATGGGATGCAACAGGTAAGAAGTTCCAGGTGCCTTATATTTACAAAACTCTGTTTACACATGAGCCAATTACATTTGATGATATGTGTGAAACGTTTAGTGTTACTGCTGGCACTCTTCATCTTATATTTGATGAGGGAAAAGAGAACGAAGTAGATCAGTTCATTGGAAGAGTTGGTCAGTTTACTCCTATGATCACTGGTAGAGGTGCTCATCTGTATCGTGTTAATGATGGGAAACGTTATGCAGCAGCAGGAAGCACCAATAAAGAGACCAAGGAACGTTACGATTGGCTTGAATCAGAAGAGGTTGTAAACAATCATCTCGAAGACTATATCAATAAGTCCTATTATATTTCTAAATGTAACGATGCAATTGACTGTATTAATAAGTTTGGAAGTTATGATGACTTTGTTACAGTTGATGAGAAGGAATAATTATATTTTGTAAATCGCTAAAATTTCATGCATTCTAATGAAGGAATAATGGAAGATGAGTTAATTCAATCATCTTCCTCTTTTTATTTTTAGGAGGTTTTTCTATGAGTCACCACAATAAAGAAAGCCCATTAAAGTCATCAGTATGCAAGCAATTATATTTTATAGAATGAAAAGGAGATTGGAAATGTTTGACGTATTTAAGTATCTGAGTGATCTGACAGCAAGAGCGCATATGCTTGAGGGAACCATTAATCCGAAGACTCATAAGCTCTATACCAAAGAGGAGATTGGAGTTGTTTTAGGACTTATTGATGATCCGAATAAGAAGACTGTTGAAGAGAAGAATGTAGAAGAGTCCAATTATATTTTTAATGATGACAAGGAGGAGGATCAGTAATGAAGGTCACAATGAATGGAAGAGATCTTGTAATTGAGGGTGCTACCAATGAGAATATTCTTGGTGGGTCATTTCGGAATTTTGCAGGAATTGAGAGAAAGGATCCTCATACAGGGAGAGTGGTGAACAGTGCAGGCAGAAGGAATTTTAACTTAATGATTCCTGATGAATACCTGGATATTTTTAGGACAAATGGTGCCAACATTAAAGAGTTTGGTGGCAACCCTGATGAGGGAGAAGCACCAATCCATTTTGTCAAGGTGAACATTAACACCAATACATCTTCTAAGCCTCCTAAGATTTTTATTGTAAAGAAGAATAAGGGATTGGAAGAGCTCCCTGTTGATTCTTATGGTCAGATCGATGGGATGTACATTGAGACAGCAGATATGGTTCTTAACTTTTATCACAAGTATGATCCTGCAAGCATTTATCTCAATGGATTATATTTGACCCAGAAGTTAGATGCTCTGAGCGAGAAGTATGCCGCAATGATGGAGGCGCTTGGAGCAGATCCGAACGCATCTGATCCGGATGAGGACGAAGAGGCACCGTTTAACTAATTAAAGGAGAAAAGGAATGAAGTCCACAATTTTAGGCGCTATTGCGTCAGTAGCAGTAACTGTAGCAGCAGTTGTAGCGGTTGTTGAAGTTGTAAATAAGATGGAGGATCCTCAGTCTAGTAACATTATTGACGAGGATAGAAAAAAGACAGTAAAAGAAAAGTTCCAGGATTTCAAGGATAAGACAACTCACAAGCTGGATGTATTCTTTACATGGGTAAAGAGAAACCCTATGTTTGCAATCACTTTCTTCTCTTTGATTCTTGGATTCATTACAGAGACAAGAAGAATGGGAGATAGAATCTCAGATGCCGCATCAAGATCAAAGCAGCGACGAACGATCTACTGCAATGATATTCAGTCTTATGTAACCTTGAAGCATGAGCTTTCTTACAGAGAAAATAAAGAGCTTAGGGATCGGATGTCAAGCGGTGAGACAAAGTTTCAAGCACTTGATGAAATGGGACTTCTGCGTTAAACAATTTGGGGGCTGTGGTCGAAAGATCATGGCTCCTTTTTTATTCATTGAAAGGAGATTATATTTACTATGAGAAATTTCACGATCACAATTTACTATGCTAATGGAAAGAAGAAGACTGTTGAGGGAGCTGCATTTTACAAGTATACAGATAGCTTTCTTAAGATTGGAATGAGAGATCATAAGACTCTTCTCTTTCCTTATGGGAATGTAAATTATATTGAGATTACTGACAATAAGGAGGAAGAGAGTAATGATTAATGTAAGCTTTACTCCTGCACAAGATTTAAAGGACAAGGATAAGAAGGAAGCACTTCTTCAGGAGATTACAAGTGTTCAGCTTGAGCTTATGGACCTTTATCAGAAGATGCTCAATCCCTCTGAAGAAGTAGACTGCAATAATATTTTGAATCAGGGATGGTTCTGCACAACAGAATCCCCAATTAACTGGCGATGATTAGGCATATAGATCCATTAAACTTTTTAGAATGACTTGTGTGAGGAGATACTAGACTATGACCGCGCTACTTATATTTGTTATCATTGGTGTATCCATGTTTTACATCATAAGCATTGGATCTTATATCCGCTATCTGCAACTTTGTGATAGTAAGAAAATATTGGCATTAAACTATTTCAAGTGGATTATCTATGGGGACGACAGAGTATGATCATAGTATTAATTCTTATCATTTGTAAACTCATACTTTACGCCATAAGCATTGAATTATACATTCACTATCTGCATCTATGTAAAAGTAAGAAGATAAGGCCATTAAATTATATCGATTGGTTTATAGGTGAGGATGACAAATTATGATGACTGCAGAAAAGTTATTACACTTTTGTAAATATTACTGGTACACAGGTATCTTAAAAGGAATCATGATTGCAAAGACAAGACCATCTGATTACTCCAAGATTGCCAAGGATGTCCAGAAAAAGGCAAAGACACTTGAAGAAGAGCTCTCGAAGGAAGGGAGTAATATTCAGACTTTGGAGGTTCCAGGTACTGGTGAGGATACTAAAGAATGAAGATAAAAATTATATTTTGTCATCACAAATTCCCCGAGTATTGGACAGCTACTTACCCCAATGACAGGGAGATAACTTGGGTGAAAGTTTGCCCGAAATGTGGAATGACAAAGAAGTTCACAATGCCAATTGACAATGTTCAATCTGCTTGGGAGCATTATCAGAAACTTAAGAAAGAATTTAAGTAACCATGGGGGTATTATATTCATCTCAACAAGAAGCACTAGATAAGATGCACAATGGATGCATTCTTGTTGGAGAAACAGGATCTGGGAAGTCACGAACGGGTCTTGCTTACATGTTTACAAGAGAGCTTCAAGGTAAATTAGATCCTTTTGAACCTCCTAAGATTACAAAAGATCTCTACATCATCACCACAGCTAAAAAGAGAGATAGTCACGAATGGGAAGAAGAGTTGTTACCATTTAAACTCTCTACCGATCCTACTTTATCTATTAATCACATAAGAGTCTTCATAGATTCCTGGAATAATATTAAGAAGTACAAGGGAGTCTATGGGGCTCTTTTCTTGTTTGATGAACAGAAAGTTTGTGGGAAAGGTGCATGGGTAAAGTCATTCTTAAAGATCTCTCAAAGGAATCGTTGGGTTTTACTTTCTGCAACACCAGGTGATACTTATGAAGATCTTGTTCCTGTTCTTGTTGCAAATCATTACTACAAAAATAGAACAGAATTTAATATGTGTCATGTGGTCTTTAAACCGTATTTGAATTATCCTGTTGTTGATCACTACGTCAATAAAGGAAGGATCAATAAAGCAAGAAATGAAATACTGGTTTACATGAAAACAGAAAGAGATATTCCAAAGAAAACATTTAAGATCTCTTGTGAGTATGACAAGGATCTTTATAGAAAAGTTTGGAGAGATAGATGGGATCCCTATGAAAACTGTCCAATTAAAGAGACTGGAAAGCTTTTCTATCTAATCCGAAGAGTCGTTAATTCTGATCCAAGTAGAATAGAAAAACTACGTGGGATTTTAGAAGAGCATCCAAAGGCAATTATATTTTACAATTTCCAATACGAGCATGAACTCTTAAAAGAAAACTGTTCTAAGTTTGGATACACGGTTCAAGGTTGGAATGGGAATGAACATGATCCATTGCCAACTGGAGATCGTTGGGTTTACTTATGCCAATACACTGCAGCATCAGAAGGATGGAATTGCATCACAACAGACACAATTATATTTTACTCTTTAAACTATTCTTACAAGAAAATGAGACAGGCAGCAGGAAGGACCAGTAGAACAAACACGCCATTTCAAATTCTCTACTATTATGAACTTAAATCTTATGCACCAATTGACCTTGCAATTAAAAGAGCATTGTCAGAAAAGAGAGACTTTAATGAGAGATCTTATTTAGGAATTTAAAAGGGGATGAAGAAATGATTGCAATAATACTACTATTATATTTTGCTCTTTGTTGCGGAATCATCTATCTTATTGGCACCATTGCTCCAATTCTTTTTACCATAGGAGTGGGCTTATTCTTTATCATCTTAATTATATTTATCGTTGTGCTATTATAAAGTTAGGAGGATGGTATGAAACTGTTACGAAAGAAGACTGTTACTGAGATTTGTAACAATGCTATCGAATCAATTCTTTTCTATGCAGAAAACTTCTTGCATGGAAACATGGCTTACAACGATTTTGTAGGGGTTGTAAATAGAGAGTACTACACAATTTCCAAGGTTGGCGGAAAGAAATGGGTTAAGATTGCGGATAATGTTGTAAAGAAAAAGATTGAGCAAGGCATAAAAGAAGTAGACACAAATGTTTCTAAGAAAGGAGATAAGAAATGAACAACAATAAAAATGAAGCGTGCAAGGAGTTTGTTCCGAGTGAAAAAGAGATTGCTGAGATCATTGAAGGGATGAGCGAGGATAAGAAGAACTATCTCAATTTCATTCTTCGTCAGATTGAACTTGGGACAGATTTTGCAAAGTGGTTCAAGGCAAGTTTATCCATGAATCCTAAGGAGTGGATTGTATTTAACAAGAAAGTAAATGCAGCATTTGCCAAGAAGGAACATAAGGATGATAAAGATAATTCATGATCATCCAAACTATGCAGTCTCTGATCAGGGCAAAGTTTATCGAATCACCAGAGACGGATACAAAGAACTTAAACCAATTATATTCGGCAAAAAGTATCTTGGTGTTCGTCTTGATGGGAAAGATGAGCTTATTCACAAACTTGTGATGGACGCATTCTCTCCAGCAAAAGATGATGGAAGAGATTGTATCTCTCATATCGATAAAGATTTAACAAATAATAATTTAAACAATTTAATTCGAGTGAATAAGTCGGAACTTAATTACATGGCTCCTATCCTTCCAAGTATTCGAATTCAAAGGATGAGAGACTTCATCGAAAAATAGGAATACGTAAACTTTTTTCGTCGCTGAGATCAGAAATGGTCTTGGCGACTATTTCATTTGCTTTAATTTTTACGTATTCCGATCGCACATTTTTCTACCCCTTTAATAGAGGGAGAAGAGCAATCAGATTACTCATTTCCCCTATCTATTTGTCAAATTGTCACCGTTTTCAAATAACTTCAAGGAGGCTGGCACTGTGCTTGAGTCAGAGTTTCAACGAAAGCTTAAGAAACGAATCGAAGGAGAAATTCCAGGTTCATATGTCTTTAAGCAAGATTCGAAACAAGTTCAAGGTATTGCAGATCTTATCGTCATCAATGGACCTAAATATGCAATGCTTGAATGTAAGAAGTCTGCAAATGCTCATCATCAACCAAACCAAGACTACTACGTAAACGACGTATTTGGGAAAATGAGTTATGCAAGTTTTGTTTATCCCGAGAATGAAGATAAAGTTATAGAAGAATTGAAAGGATGGTTCAAGGAATGAAAGAGTTTGCGTTTTTTAATCATCCTGAAATTAAAGAGGGAATGCATGCAATTGTGTCTCCGTCTCGGCACATCTTAAAACCAGAGTACACAAAAGAGCAGTTCGAAAATTATATTCGCTCAAGTTATGCAACCACCATTGGAACTTCTATTCATGAACTTTGTAGCCAACTTATTGACGAAGGAATTCGTTTGGATACAGAGAATGAAACAAGGAAGTTCATTGAGCATAAACTGCATCAAGATCGCATCCCTAAGAATCTTGTCGATGCAACAAATTATATTCCGACTGTGATGCTGTATGTCAATGATGCAATTGGTTATGGCCTTACAACAGAACAGGTTCTTAAGTATTCCGATTATGCATTTGGTACAGCGGATGCAATTCGTTATAACCCAGCTACATCAAAGCTTCGAATTCATGATTTGAAAACAGGAAAGATTCCAGCATCCCTTGACCAATTGGTTTCATATGCAGCTCTATTCTTTTTGGAATATCACATAAAGCCTCAAGATGTTGAGACAACGATTTGCATTTATCAGAATGGTGATATTTTAACAGGTCTTCCAAAAGCATCAGACATTATTCCAATCATGACAAAGATTAAGCAACTCGACAAATATTACAAGCAGTATTACATGGAGGTGTAAAGAGTTATGGAATCATTAGAATTATATTTAGATGAGCTCCTAGATGTAACAGATGATTCTATCGCTCATTACGGAAAAGGTCATGATGACAATCCTCCTGGAGTTGGTTCCGGTCGCTATCCTTGGGGGTCTGGAGAAAGACTTCATCAGCATGATTGGGACTTCATGTCAAGGTACAAGAAGTTAAAGTCTTTGTCTACAATTAATCCTGATACTGGAAAGAAGTATACAGAATCTGAGATTGCAGCACAGATGGGTTTCTATCAGTATGACAAAGCCGGTAATGTAATCAAGGATGAATTTGGTAATCCAAAAGGCTCTACTGCAAAACTAAGAGCAGAGTATCAGATTGCCAATAACAACGTCAGAAGAGATCGTTATGATGAAGTTGCTTATTGGGATTCCCAGATTGATCCAAATACTGGAAAACATTATACAGACACTCAGATTGCGAAATTTATGAATGTTCCATCTGAGAGTTCTATTCGATCTTATAGAAAGTCTGCTCAAGGTAAAGTTAACAAGACAACAGAAGTTGCAAATAAACTTGAAGATGCTATTAAAGATCTTGGGTTTGTAGATGTCGGTAAGGGTTCTGAACTTACTCTTGGGACTTCTTCTGATGGACTTAAGACTTCTCTTGAGATGCTGAAGTCAAAAGGCTATGTGGTCAAGGAACTTAGAGTGAATCAGGTTTCCGATCCAACACAGCAGACAATTGTCAAGGTGTTATGTCCTCCTGGAACAAATCCGGATACAACTCTTTGGAAAGACATTGGGAATGACTTAACAAAGATTAAGCGTATCTCTGATCCATCTGATAGAGAGAACGACATTCAGAACGCTTTGACAGCAAGAGGCCTTGGTCCCTCTCCACAAGTAAAGCTTTCAAGGATTAACATTGTCTATGACGAGCAGGGTGGTACTGACAGAGATGGTCTTATTCAGTTAAGAGCTATTCGCGACAAGGATGGTAACCTGCAACCTGCTTGTGAAGACTTATCTCTTGGTAATGCAAAGTATGCACAGATCAGAATTGCTGTTGAGGGTAACCGCTATATCAAGGGAATGGCTGTCTATTCTGATAAGCTCCCAGATGGTGTAGACATTCAGGTCAATTCCAACAAGAGTATTAATCAAGGTGTTGACAAAGCATTAAAGTCTCTTGTTGTGAACAAAGATGGAACTCTTGCAACCAATCCATTTGGCACTAACGTTGTTCCAACCATTGTAAGAGATAAGAATGGGAATCCAGTCAAGGATAAGAACGGGAATGAGATTCGTTCTGCAATTAACTTTGTTGGTGCCAATGCAAAAGATGCTCATGTAGAAGGACGATTTGGAGATTATTCAAAGAATCTTCCTGCACAGTTCTTATCAAAGCAGACACTGCCACTTATCAAGCAGCAACTAAAGCTTCAGGCTCAAGCACAGGATGATGAGTTCAATGACATCAAGAAGATTAACAATCCAGTTGTCAAGAGAAAGATGCTCCTTGACTTTGCAGATGATTGTGATGCTTCTGCTGTTGATTTGAAAGCAGCTCCTATTGGTGGTCAGAAGTATTCCGTTCTTCTTCCTGTGAAGAACATGAAGGACAATGAGTGCTACTATCCGTCTCTTCCGAATGGGACAACAGTTGCACTTGTAAGATTCCCTCATGCTGGTCCCTTTGAGATTCCTATTTGTAAGGTTAACAACAATAACAAAGAAGCCAACAGCTTCATGAAGAATGCCAAGGATGCAATTGGTATCAACCAGCACACCGCATCAACACTTTCTGGAGCTGACTTTGATGGTGATACTTGTATCGTCATTCCTCTTACAAGAAAGAATGCTCAAGGTGGATTCGACAAAGCAAATAACATTAAGGGTGCAAAAGACGTTGCAAAGATTCCGTATCTAGACGGCTTTGATCCAACTGCAGAATACGGCGTCGGAAATTCAAAGTTCTCTTCTATGCAGAAGATGGGACCTGATGGAAAGATGCATCCTACTTATAAGTACTTCAAGACCGAAGCAGCTAAGGGAACGGAGATGGGCAAGATCACCAACCTCATCACCGACATGTATGCAAAAGGTTGTGACGATCCGGATGAGATTTCAAGGGCAGTTCGTTATTCGATGGTCGTGATTGATGCTAAGAAGCATGAGCTCAATTGGCAAGCTGCTAAGAAAGACTATCGAATTGCTGAACTTGAAAAGAAGTATCAGAACAATGCGAATGGTTCCAAGGGAGTTTCTTCTCTAATCTCAAGAGCAGGATCGGAAACTACTGTTCCTGCAAGAGCGAAATGGTCTGGAGAAATGAAGGACTCCATTGATCCTGTAACAGGAGAAAAGATTTACAGAGCTCCTACTGTTACAACAGAGGTAAAGCCTAAGGTTGAAAAGGTCAAGGCGCCTAAGGGTTACACATGGACAGATGAGGATGGCAAGGTGCATAAGAATGCCAAGTTCATGAAGAACCCCGATGGTACTGATGTGGAAGCTACTTGGGATGGTCAGATCAAGCAGCGTGATGATGGAACCTATTACTACGATCGTGGTCAAGGTAAAACAAAGTGGAATAGGGATACTGTTGTTCCAAGGACACAGAAGATCACCAAGATGGAGAAAGCAAGAGATGCTAGAGAACTTCTCTCTGACAATCCTTCTCAGGTGGAACTTGCTTATGCCAAGTATGCAAATCATGCAAAGAATCTTGGGAATAAAGCAAGGCTTGAGTCCTTATCTCCAGCTCTTCATCAGGTCTATTCCAAGGAAGCAGCAAAGAAGTATGCAAAAGAAGTAAAAGAGCTTGATGAGGCGCTTATTGTTGCAAAGAAGAATGCTCCTAGAGAGCGTCAGGCACAGTTTCTTGCAACCTCTATGATCAATGCAGCGTTCAAGGAGCATCCTGAGTATGAGGCAGATGATAGAAAGAAAGTGCGTGGACAGTGTCTCAATGATGCAAGAGAAGCAACTGGTGCTAAGAAGAATCGCATTCGTTTCACACAGCGTCAATGGGAAGCTATCAATGCAGGTGCCATCTCTGAGAGTAAGTTGTCAGAGCTTCTTAGGAATGCAGATAAAGAGTCTTACATGTCTCTTGCTCTTCCTAAAGCAACGAAGGTGACAGCAGAGAAACAATCTCGCATTAAGTCACTTGCGAATGCTGGTTGGACGCAGGAACAGATTGCAGATGCTGTTGGTATCTCGCAAACACTTGTGTCTTCTATTCTGTCTAAGTAAGAAGGAGTCTTGTTATGGATGAGAATGAAATGTACATCACAACGTATGACAATCCTTACGACTTCTTCACACAGAATCGTTTGTGGTTTTGGTATGATACACAAATCCTTCACTACAATACTTGTGGACTCGTTGCAAGACTTGCTCATACGTCTGAAGATCTATCTGATGTTGAGAATGATAAGCGTATCAACCACGCCCTCAATGATGTCTTGAACCGTGGAATTATGGCAGTATCTAGTTTAACAGATGATCAAGGAAATCCTATGAATACGAGTCAGTATTA